CTTGTTCGGTGAGCCGAGCCGAGATAAATTAGCAGCAAGTACTAGCGAAATGAGCAAAGATATCTTTGCTCATTTTGCTAGTCATTTTAGGTAATTTTTGATGACCTTATAAATTCTACTATTACTTCAACATCAGTTTCATCTTCTGTAATACTAGACAATAATGGCCCCTGCGGATTTGCAAAGCCTGCACCATCATTAGCAGGACTACTATAAAACAACTTAGCAACAGAGTATTCAGCGCCACTAAATGATCGTAACACCTGTATTCCTTTACCAGTCGTAAAGTTTTGCACATGCTCAATGGGAATCATAACTCCGCTTGATTTCCATTTTAAATAGATCCCAGTTATGAAATCGCTCGATGTAACACCAAACGAAGTAAGTGTTTTTTCTCGTATGGTTGTTCCTGTGAACGTTGTCAAATCTGCACGTTTACGATAAAGAATAGAATCACTTTTTGCAGCAATTGCTTCAGATATAACCCCTGACAAAGGTTTTTTAAGCGTCATACCCAAGCAATATAGTAAATTTGTAGCTAGAATCTGATGCCCACGGTCATTGGGATGAATACCATCTATATAAAGATTCCTCTCCTTAAATCGCAAGTTTGAATGATCAACTACTACCCATTTTTTCTCAAACCCTAGTTTATATATAGCATCTTTGTAATCTGCATGAGTATAACCACTTATGGCTGGCGGAAAAATTGTTTCATCTGCAATAAGTGGTACAGTTAGTACTATCACATTAGACTGGCGAAAACTTTGCAGAGTTTCACCAATAGTTCTTAAGTTTTCTACAAATTCAGTAGGAGTACGCGCGGATGTATATATATCATTTGTACCAAATGCAAGCACATAAATAGAATCTGCTCCACCAATTGCCCCGCACTCTCCTATGCTTACAAGCTGATCAGGTGAGACTAGAAAATCGCTACTATTAAAACCTGCTACAGCCATTCGCATATTCATGGTGATATTTGGCTGCTTACTATTATCTTTTATTGGTACAATAGCCAAAAACTCAACAGGGTTGTTAATAACTTTAAATTGTACGCTAGCACCGCCAGCAACTATATTAGTATATTCTGATAATACTGTTTTTCGTGCTGTGCCGGAACAATCAATTGTGCTAAGCAAAACCCCATTTTGACGAATCTCTACCATCCCGCTTGTTGGAGTCCTATCAAAGTAGAACGCAATTTTAGTTGCGTTTGATCTAATTACTGTTATCGTGCCGTTGGTTCCAATTATCTGACTACGCTGAATTGGTCCAGAATTTCCAGCTGTCTGTCCGGATAACGCAACATTACCCATACTAGTCCAATTAAAAATGACTTCGTTATCAGCTCCGTACCCTCCAGCTTGAACATCTGACAATGCATACTGTACTAATCTAGGAAAGCTTTTTTCCAGTGATGTTGCTCCCTCACCATCACCAATACTATCACTCAAAATAACAAGTGAACCCGCTATATCAAATTGAGTTGCTCTACCAATACGGGCAATCGCATCGATATTCATTATATGAGTGCCAGAACTAACAGTAGCATGGTCATAAATTTTTGTTACTAAGCTCGCTAAATTCAGCTCAGAATCTGGGTTAAAAGGAATACCCATCTCTGCTAACGCATTCTGAAACTCAGCGATGTTATGGTTGAACCAATCCGCACCAGGAAAGCTTGGTTTATTGTCATCACCAGACTCAGTAAACCATCCTGGTGAACCAGATACTGGCTTGGCTGCTGGGCGCTCTGTGGCTTGTGAACCATTGCGTAACTTATGCATGTTAACTCTCCTAATCGAAATTCATTTAAACGCTGTTTAAAGCGGTTTTGTTGATGTTGAAAAATGCCTAAACGGCGTAGTAAAACTCGTAATACAATCCGCCCACTTTGTAGCGCTGTAGGGTGCATTCGAGCACACGGGCATCAGACGTCAGCAAAGGGGTTAATACATCATCCAAACAAGTCATGTATGCGCCTGGTATGCCGTAAACATTTACCCGTAAGATGTAGCGGTATTTCTGTTCCCATAATGGGTAAGTGCATGAGCGCAAACAGTGGTGCGGGAACGTTTCATCAACTTCAACCGTAAAGCCCAAATCAGTCGCTAATTTCTGGATATTCCACGCTTGCAAACCACCCTTACGGTGGTACTTCTCAACCACTGAATAACGACGATATTCAATACTTGATACTGGCTCTGCTACACACTCAGGCAGCCCCAAATAGGTTTCCCACTCGTCCAGCATCTGCAAGGTTGTTTCTGGCCGCATCTCAAGCAGCAGATTATCGGCACTGACTTCGGCCTGCTCTAAACGTGGCGCATAACCTTGGCTGTACTTATAAAGGTCTAATGATGTAGAACGCTGCCACAGCACACCACGGGGCATCTGTGACAGGATGGCATTAGTCCACTGCGCTACGGAGTGCCCCATGTAATGGCTCCTAATGCATGTAGCTCTGTCGCTTCTGCGGTGATATCAGCGCTTAAATCTAGCTCGTAATCACTTATGCCAACCGTTGATCCAATGGCTGTTCTAACCATGCTTAATAGCAAGATCGAACCTGGGCTTAATGTCTTAAAATAACCATTGATACTGGCCTGAACGCTTTGGCGTAGGTCAGCATTATCGGGATATATCGTAATAGCCAGCGGGGTGGTTTTCAGCGTCAAGGGGATGTAAACCGCTTCTATGCCACCTGGTCGCCCAACGTCGGTTCCTGTCGCTGGATCTTTATGACGATAGATATAATCGGCCATAGTCAACTGGTCGATGTAGGTGGGTAAAATGTCGGGGAGAGAGTCGAATACAAATGCGTAGCCAACCGTGGCTGGCCCTTGGTAATTATCAACGGCCCACGCACGATCAACGCCTGCTACTTCACGGCACCAACCCACATAATCATGTACAGCACCACCCATAGGTGGATTGCGTTTACGGAATAATAAACGCTCAAGTACCTGTGCGGGTGTCTCTAACTCTGCACCGCCAGTAATGCCGCCAGAAAGGCCATTGGGTTGAATGCCTGGCACAGTTGAAACTAAGGTTAATGTCTCACCCGCTATCAGGTTGCCAGCGGCACCTGTAGCTTTCGCTTCAACCTGCACAATAACATTGCCACCGGATGGCGCATTCGATAGCGTCACTTGATATAAGCGGCCATCTGAATGCGTCATCACAGTGTCAATTGGGATCGCTGAATTACCCGCAAAGGTCACAGGGCCCGTTGCATTAGTAGCCAGCTTTTGAATCACGCCCTCAGAACGGGCAGTATCAATAATGGTTTGGTTTTCAGACTCAGACGAGGGGATGATCTGGCGTACTATCCAGCTCTGATAATCATATAAGTCGCGCAGGCTACCGCTTACCGCAGCATTGAGCGCCTGTTCAATACCGAACTTAGGTAAGATGGTATCTAATGATGCCTCAATGTCGATTAAACCGCTTTCGATTAGACTGCGGATCGTGGGTACATTAAATGGCAATTTGTGTCTCCCATCGTTTTGATACCGTAAAAGAAATGACCTCACCATCTGGCTTAGTAATCACGATATTTAGGGCTAAGGTTTGAAAGCGTGGGATTGAACCTGTCACAGCTACGCTTTTCGCCATTGCGCCATTCCCCTCATCAACCAGCATCCATGCAAGGGCATCTTGTGCATACTTAACGGCTTTATTGCGCACATCTGTGGTGAGCTTTTCGCGTGATAATAACCACAATTTTGAGCCCCATGGCGCAGCATAAAAGGTATCACCAGGCCAGCCTCTAAAATCCTTTGAGTTATCAGGTAAGGTATCTGAGCTATCCGCTCTGGCGTCAGTGAAGAGTGAGATCAAAACGAGGGAGGAAACTACGCCACTGGCATCTCCTCCCTCGATGATTACCCCTATGCTTTTCATCATGTCGAACACGATGCTAACGCTCATAAACAACCTACTCAGGTGGTGTAGTTGGTCTGCTCTCAGCGTCTTGATGGATGTGCCCAAGGTAACTAATACTGTTCGCGCTAAAATCAGATCCAGTGATAACACTGTCTGAAGTAATGCCGCTTACCGCATAAATCCCTAGGTCTGTTGATATGCCACCAGTGACGTGTAAAGGACCTTGAATTAAAGACTCTGGTGAGATGATAGTGAATGAGTTGGAGGCATTGAAAATAACGTCGGTTGCTCCAATCGTGAAGCTGTTTTGGATTTCAAAAATAACGTCTGTTGCAGTAAGGATAATCTTACCGTCTTTGGTTAAGCGGATTTTGTGACCTTCGAGATGGTATAGAAAAACATCGCCAAGTTCACCCTGTGGCCGACATTTTTTATCTTCAACTGCAATAGCGACTAAGCCAGATAACGAGCCACCCAATGCCGCGACAATTGCCTCAGCGCCTTCGGGTGGATAAGAACTCATGCCATAGTTTTGGAAGCGTTCAATGTTATCGGCTGACTCATCAGCATGCAGTTTCACTTGCAAGTTTTGGCGCTGTAGGTCCTCCACTATGCCGCTCACTACCGCACGGGTTAGCATGCCCGTAATACGGCGGCGAATAGGTGCAAGTAAGCGATCAATATAGCGTTCCGTTACCATTGGCCACCGCCTAGTTTGGTATCCTTAGCAGCTTGGGCTGGGATGTCCATTGAATCAGGACGAACTACACTCACCACGGCTAAACGGCCTGAATCATCTTCACTAAACATGATCGAGACAATCAAAAATTCTTCATCCAGCCCCATGATCTCGTCAACCACTGGTACTAGGGTATTGATGTTCCATAGCTTGCCCGTTTGTGGAATGCGCCAGCCTGTTACCGTATATTCAGCTGTGTTTGATTTACCTATGCTGCGCTGGCGTTCCCACTGTCCGCGCTTGGCTGCACCTTCGGCGGTAGTGATTTCTTCATTGACGATAATTAAGGGGCGATAGCGGCCAATCTCATTATCAGTCACATCAGCTTTAATACCGCCGACTGCCGAGATAGGTGCAGTATCCCAATTAGCTCCATGTGCTGCGCCTGCGGCTTTAATGGTGAATTTACTGAAACGCTGACGCCAACTAAAACGGCCCCTAGCCGCTTTAACGTTCTTGCCCAATATTAACGACACACCCGCTTTAACTTTACTGGCACGGGTGATCACTAAATTGCCAAAGGTATCACTGGTTAGCAGCACGCCACGCTGTTTAGCCAGGCGTGATAATAGTTCGTGAGGGGTTTCACCCTGTTCAATTTGAATGCGCTCGAACGGCTCACCCACATCAGTGTTGACGATCACATTAATGCCAAAAGGCTTACAAACGACCTCAGCAATTTGGCTAATCGTTTGGCTGTTAAATTGGCCGCTTGGATAGTCAATAGAGCAATCAACTAAGTCAGCGGTCTTATCACGGCCACTCACGCTAATGGTGACAGTGACATCATCATAACTGGGGATAAAGTCATCGACGTAGCCGGTGATCACACGCTCACCGCCTATGTCAACTGTGCAGGCTTGGCCCTGCTGAATCGGTTCAATAAACTTTTTATACTGCTGTTCACTGTCTTGGTATTTCCAAGTCAGTTCCAAGTCAAATGCGCCAGACATCGCATCAAGTGAGCGCGTAACGCTAACCTTAGTCCAGCCTTCATAAATCTGGCCTCCGGCTTTTAATACGATTTCCTCGGCCATTATTGAACCACCTCAACCGTATCAGTCGGCAATATAAACGCAGGGTTACTAAAGCCATTACGCTGCACTATGCTGTCACGGCGTTCAGTGTTACCCGTTTGCTGCCATGCAACTAAAGCCACTGGTACGGTATCAAGCGGTTTATAAATGCTGATTTGAGGTAGCAGTTCGGCACGCGAACGGGTATCGGCCAACACGGCTTGGCGTAATATACGCATCTGACGCCACACTGACGAACTGCCCGACTCAACCGCAGCTGCGGCATAAAGCGCTAACTGATCTGCAATGCCATACCCAATATTTTTCAGCTGTTGGCCTGTCAGGATCGCATTGCGTTCTGCACCCGATAAGCTCTCAACAACTTGTGCGGTGTCATCTAGCTTTTGCACTATGTCAGCCTCAGCTAATGCGGAGCATTGCGCCAATACTGCACTGTTTAAGGTGAGGGTTTTAAATGCCTGTGCATTCGCTAATATCGCCGCATTTTTAGAGGGGTTAGCAAACTTAGGTACAGATGATGCCATGCCACCTTCACTTGATATATTGCGTGCTAGCCCACCTGTAACTGCCAGTTCGGCGCGCATACCATTCCAACGATTTTGCACATTGGAATAAACATCTAAGGCACGGATCGGGTCTTTGACTACGCCTTTAATATCCTCAAGCAAGCCCATTGTTTCACGGGCTAAGTCACCAGGATAAGCGAGTAGTTTGCCAACTGAATCTTTAGTGCGCATAAGGCGATCAGTCCATTGGCGCAGGTCATCAGGTAGCGAGGGTAAATTGCGGGTGAGTTCATCTAAGTCATCTAAAAATACATCAACCATGTCGCCCATGCCATCAAGGGTATTGGTATCAAAGTCATTCTCAAATGCTGTATTAACCGCGTCTTTAGTATTTGCTGATTCTGTTTTTACTTGAGTAGCGGTATCAGATTTTGAATTGGGGAATAAGTTTTCACCCACTTCAAATACTTCAAAGTTAATAGTCGCAGTGCCATCAATGCGATTCACTAATTTATGGCTTACTTTGCCGACTTGAACTTTACGAATACCAAACCAAGGGTGAACTAATTCGCCTGGGCCTTGTTTATTCAATGCCTCAAGAATCGCTTGTAATTGCTCAAAGTAATTTTCACCGACAACACGGCCACTAATGCGCTCTTGGGTTAATACCTTGCCATTATCTTCGGTATAGCCAATTTCTTTTTTAGGGTAAGCATGGGGGATAGCACGACGGCCACTTTCACCGTCGGCCTCTTCTAGTAAAAATTCAACGCCCCGAAACGAGGCGGTTAAACGGTCTTCAAATGCCATTTAAAACTCCTTTGTGTGGGGTTAGTTAATGCCAGTATCTGAATCAATGTTGATGCCTTTAGGCACATAAACAGGGGTGACTTTGATACGGTCATCAGATACCGCAATTTTTAAATCTAACTTACTGCCCACGGCATTCATGTTATTCACTATGCTTGCGGCGTCACCGTTCTGCGCACCTGAGAACCACTTTTTAAAATCGTCGATCGCATCCAGCAGACCAGGCTGCACTGGAATACCTTTTGATAAGGCAGGATCAACAGAAGCTGCACGGCGAATGTTAACGGGTGAGAACTCATCGGCAACGCTTAGGCCATAACCCACAGCGCCGAGCGTGGCTATTGTTTGGCGATTAAAAAAACGGGATGTCTTAGTTGGATTAGCGGGAGTATTTTTACCGCCCATAACATCAGCAATACCGCCACCCATACCACCCGCACCCATGTTGACGACATACACAGGCATCACGCCCATATCTGTCATGCCACCTTTACCGCCAGCACTGCCCTTGCTGCTGCCAAAAACGTTTTTAATTGAGCCTGCTAGGTCTAATCCTTTTTTAGCTGCAACTAAACCACCCACTACCCATAGGGCTGTCTCACCCCACTTGAGCCAGTTATCTATGGTTTTATCGTCTACCTCGTTAATTGCATCAGCGAGGTCTTGAATAGGCTTTGATAAACGACTTTCAGCAAATTGACTAAATGACGTGTTTAATGACTTAACCGCATTATTAAATTCAGCGGCATTTTTAGCGGCGGCTTTTTGGGTTTCACCATATTCACCTGTTGAAACTGTCATACTTTTTAAAAGCTTTTTATTATCTTCTGAATATAAAGCTGCCAAGCCTTGCAAAGAAGTAGCATCAAAAACATCACTTAATTTAAGTGGATCATTTTTAGCTTTATCTAAAATCTCTAATAATAATTCAACAGGCTGGCGTAATTCCTTAGTGCCTTTTTTAAATACCTCGATACCTTGCTTACTTAAAAACTCAACTTTTGTCTTATCACTAAATACCGCAAATACCCCTTGGATAGAGGTTAATGATTCATTGGCATTGCCCTTAGCTTTAGCAAATAACTGCACTAAGGCACCCATCTGAGTAATCGCTTGTGGCCCCTTACTCTGATAAGTAGCAAATAACTGCTCTGATATTGATGCTAAATCTTTTACGTTAACGCTACCCACTGCGAACTGACTGTATAAGTCATCAATCACGTTCATCACATCTTTAGCGTCTTTAATACCTTTCTCGCGGAACTGAGCAAATAACGCGCCGCTTGATTTAGCATCGGCACCAAACGCTTGCATGAATAAACCCATGTTCTCAAGGTTATTATTCACAAATTCAAAGTCACCCGTCTTGCCAAGCAGCTCGTCAACAGCCGCAGTAAATTGGGTGGTATCAATGCGGATGTCTTTTTGATTTGCTAGCTCAAGAATATTGCCTTTAAGCGTGGCAACTTGGTCATCAGTCAGTTTGGCGTTAGTACCTAGGCGGGTCATCTGCTCACTAAAGTTGCCAATACTACGCACTGTGGCACCCGTAGCAAATGCCGCAGCAATCCCCACATAGCGATTGCCGAGCGTATCAATGCCACGGCCAGCTACTTCGGTAGAGCGCTTAATCATAGTCATTGCCGTGTCATTCTTTTTAGCAAAGTCACTCATCGATGTGCCGTACTGACGCGCTTTAGCAGCAAGGTTGCCAGCAAGGTTTAAAATAATGTCTGTTTTAAGTTGCTGGGCCATGGATTAACTCTCTTAACTTTCGGTAGGTACGAACAAGGCGACGCAGAGACATTCCAGATGAGACGCTTAGCGGAATGCGAGAACTCATAGCAAGCTGTAAGTCCTCGCAAATATCGGCTAGCGCCTTAAGATCGCCCCCGTTCTGCAAGCGCCTCTGCAATCATCTGGTCAAGTTCGCTAGCCTTAACCTGCAACATAGTGAAGTCGTCTTGGTGCAGCTTGCGCAGTTCCTTCACGCTAATAGGCCCTTTCACTTTGCCAATGTATTCGACTTGGCGTACTAATAGCTCCAAGCCGTATAGCACATCTGAGGTGTAGCAAATTGCCTTACCGTCTTGTACGATCACTTTCTCGGCGGCTAACTGGGCATCAATATAATCACCCGAGGTTAGCTCACGTAGGCCAACCTCAAGGTTGACAGATTCGCCAACCTTGAGGCCATGTTCTAGGTCAAACGTCATGTCAGCCATTAGATGCGCTCGACCTGATTACCTTGGAACGTGCCCGTTACATCACCACTATCACTAATGGTGAACGGAGCCTGTGGGGCTGCATCGGTCATCATATAGTCCACACCGTTATCGCCTTGCCACGTTAATGTGGCATTAGTGATCTTGTTGATCTCAAGCACATCCACATCTTCATCCGCCGCAATCACTACAGCAATGGTGGGTACTGTGTACTCGTTAGACTGGCCCCATACGCGACCAGGGCCAACATGTGGGGTGCGGGTATAACCGCCTGGGTTTAACGTAGAACCTTTTTTCGTTTTCAGCTGTTTGCCATTGGCACGAATAACCACTTCACCTAGGATTTGTCCCATGTGCTTATGCTCCTATTAGAGTTTGAACTGCATCAACGCAGCGAAGATGCGCAACTGGTTAACGATGTCAGGCTTGAACACACAGTTAAGGCGGTTCTGATCGCTGTTGTCGCGGTACACTTCAAGAGTTTCTTTAAAGCCTTCGAAGTCTTCCATTAAGCCTTTTGGTACCCAATCATTGTTAGCCAACTCAAGGATGGTGTTACGCATGTTCTTCGGCGTGACGACGGGCTGACCTGGATCAAGCCGCGCTAATACATCATCGTTAGCTAACTTGTGGCGAGGGAAACGGTTAGTCACCATTACGCGCAGTGAATAACGCAAGTAGGCCAAGGTCGCTGGGGTGGTAATATCCAAATAGCTTGGGTCTGGATCGCCGTAGGCATTCTCGCGATACATAGACACTTCGCGCTCAATCGCCACTTCACCGCCTGGTGTCACCATGTAGGTAGCAATGCCGTCACCTAATAACAAGTTGCGTTCGGTAGGGTCCCACTGGATTTCTTTAGCAGGTGGCAACAGGCTAGTCATCACCAGCGTTTGCAATGGACGCGCAGGATCAATGCCTAACGAAAAGGATGCTTGGCCTGCGTAAGCACCTGCCCATTCCCATGGTGAGTGGGGCGCTTTGTTGGTACCCATGCAGGTAAATAGGTAATCATTACGGGCTACACCAAACACACCGGACTCAGCAAAGGTGCCACGGAACGCGGTATAAGCAATGCCTTCAATCATCTTGAGTGGGCCCCAACGATTGACCAGCTCATCACGCAGCTTGTTCATGCTTTGTGTATCGTTATAAGGCATTACGATATGGTTGTACCACTCGTTCGGAATGGTCGCGATTACCGCATCCATATCCGGTGTACCTGCGCCGCCCGTCATATCAACTAGCGTCAGGGTTACACCCTGTGGCAACTGCTCGCCATCGTAGTAGTTGAAACGCACATCGATGTCGTTAGTCGTTTGGCCTTTCCATTTAGCGGTTAACTCAACCGTTTCAGTAGTGGCGGCTTTAAGCGCAGCGGTTACAGGCAGGTTTGCATTGGCATTGATTTTAGCAATCATTGCCGTAGCAATAGTCGCCGCAGTAGCAGCTTCATCAACGCCCACTTGCACCGACTCACCCGCAATTAATAAGGCAATCACACCCGCCTTAGCCGCAGTGGCCGCGATAGTGATCTCACCTTTCGCCGCACTACCTGCGCTGAGGTCTGCTACGCCAAGGGCATAGACATCGGTATAGCTGTTTGACTTACGGAACATCTTAAGCGTTCGCGCCAGCATCGAGCCTCTACCGTAGAGTGCATCCATTTGGCTTTCGCTGTTGGTGATGCGGTTTAAGGTCAGTGCGGTGGCGGTTCCTGCTACCAGCTGCTGACCGATCACCAATACTTTTTGCGCAAGTGCAGGCGTACCCGATAGCGCGTTAGAGTTGTCGATCTCGATATAAACGAGAGGGACCTTAATATCGTTAGGGATGCTACCGAGTGACATGGTTATGCTCCTGCTTATGCTTTAGTGGTTGCTGCTTTGGCAGCTTTAACTTCGACTACATCGCCATCGTTTAAGCGACGTACCCAAAAAGATGAGCGCTCAACTTTCTCGCCTGTGTCGGCAAGGTACTCGCCATTTTGTTTACGTACTGGCACCGCAGCTTTAGCGGGTTTTATGTTGATCAACATGGCTATGTTCCTGTTGTTAATAAAATTAGTTGTCGTTAGCACTGCAGACGTTATTGCGGCAATTCCACTACGCCTTCAAGCAATGGCGCACCGTCTGCTAATTCGGCTTTAATGCCAAACCGTTCGAAGTTATCGAGCGTGCTTAAGTCGATTTCTTCATCTAAATACCATTGCTGAGTCCAGCTAACCGACCACACTGCAAGGCCAAGGTCATCCACCTGTGCGCTGTAAAGGTTGTCACCGCGTATTGCTTCGGCCTTACTGTAGGCGGTTGGCAGGGCCCCACGGCGCAGCAATAAACCCGCGAGCTTTCCCGCAATAACTTCGGCGCGTTCGTCTTTCTGGTACCCAAATTGGTCAGTCGTAAAGACGTAAGCCACAAAGTTAACAGTACCTATGATGCGATTGCCTATGCTCTCGTACTGCGGCACACGCAACGCAGCGACACGAACGCCGCCATCACGATTCGCTATCCAGCGCTTAATATCAGTCGGCGTATCAAACTTGCCGACATGGCGCTCAACCGTTTGCACTCGATCAAGTTGCTTATCTGTGCCTTCAAGCTCTGGCTTTAGATAATCAACAACTTGTTGGCATGCCCAAACGGTTGAGCCTACGACACTAAACGTGGGTCTGGTTGTCATTGCATCAGTCCTTCAAAAAAGCTACCCAGTACGGCATACACTTCGTTTTGGTTGTCACGGCTTAAGCCTAAAAACTCTCGCTGTGGGATATTCATTAGCCGGCTAAAAGCCCTGACTGATTGATAGACTGGGAACGCCAACGCTTTGCCAAATGCCTGTGTAATAAGGCGCGTGTGCGCATCCACTTGAACCGCACCGCTAAAGCCGTCTTGAGGTACATGGGCATAGGCCAAAGGAGAGCCAATATGGACTTGGTCCTTTGCAACCACGTACTGGATTGAATCGAGCAAATCCCCGTCACCCTGTAATAGCGACTGATTACCGTGACGAGTCTTGGCATACGCACTAGACCACGCAGCCCAAGGCTTACCATCAGGAGATGATTTTTCATCAGCAATACGTCTCCGAGTCTGGCTTTCAACTATGCCGCCGAGGGCATCTAACAATTCATCTTTGTGCTTAGGATCGCCAAGGGTATCCATGAGCTGCTGATAGCGTTGCAGCTCATTGGTCCCTGTGACCTGCACACTAATCGACATTACAGAACGCCCCGTAAGCTATCGCGGGTAAAGATGCGCTCATTGCTTTGCACTAACTCCACCTTGCCTAAACTGGTTTCAGTGGGCTTATCGGTCACGGGTAAACCTAGGTCGCGCTTCCCTGCGCCAATTTCCCTTAATGTGGTAAGCGCCATTTTGTAGCGCTCTTCTAACAAGTTAGTGGCCTGCTGGTCACGATCCGCTAACCAGTAGAATGCGATAGTGATGGCGAGTTTATTGAGCATGCTTGGCACTACGGCCAAGGGCAGCACATAGCGGGTAAGGAATGAGTTAATCTCATCATCTGCTTGCTCCAACGCTTGATTGATAACGGTATCGCTTAGCTCGCTTGTGGTGCGATCAATCGCAAAGTTCCACAGCATCGACTCATCACGATCAATCAGGTCTTGCTTAGTTGCATAAACTGCCATCACTGCCGCCTTACTATTTAATTACACTGGCTGGATCGATAAGGTCTTCAAGTTCAACATCGACCACGACCAAGTGGGGTTCACTGTGGACACGCTGAGCCTTTTCACGACTGAGGCACACCACGCGCTCTGCATCATGCTCAAGCGTAGATACATCGTTCTGACCGACATGATCCCCATCAACCACGAGCACCAATGTTTCTGTGAGACGATGGAACTGCACACCCGAGCGCCAAAATCCAGCGTCCGTTTTAGCGCGTACTGTAAAGGCTCCAAGGATGTGCAGAGCATTACCGTTAGCACCATTAGCGACATCATTACCTTGCGATACATAACCTTCATTTGAACCTTTCTGATTTGCTAGGTTGATTTTGGCTTGTTCTTCCGCTTTAGCTTTCGCCTCAGCTTCTGCTTTAGCCTGTTCTTCTGCTTGCTGTTTAGCCTTGGCTTCTTCCTGTTCCTTGGCTAACGCGTCTGCTTCTGCCTTAGCTTTTGCTTCTGCATCAGCTTTGGCTTTGGCTTCATCGCTATTTACGGCCGCGTTCTGTTCGGTTTGCGGCGCATTGATGGCAGTATCCGTTGCCACTGGTGCAACTCCATTGGCCGCAACGGCCTTAGCTTTCTGCGCTTTAGTTTGTTGTCCACTCACGTTGAACTCCTTTTAAACAAGGTTTAAATAGGCGGTAAATACCGCCTATCTAATGCTTACCTGCCCAACCTTAGTTAAGGTAAGTAACGAGAAACGACGATCTCGACGTTGTTGTAGTAGATGTTTGAACCACCGTTTGCCAATAGCTGGCGACCTACAATCAAACGTGCTGCGGCTTCGTTACTAGGACCAACAACAATAGTGGTTGCCATAGTGCCAAGCGGTGTGCCGTTGGTTTTTTTCATACCAGCCAGTAACTGTTTACCCGCTTCAAAGTTGGCTTCTGTTAACGCAGCCTTTGAACCAATCGCAATTTGCGGGAAGCTGAAACCAAAGCCAGCACGGCCATCTACACCTTGGGCAACCATGTTGTTAAACCATGCGTATTCCGATGTTGCACCCACGAACTCAAGCATGAGTGGCTTACGGTCTTGATAAATAATCGGCATTAGCAATTGGCTATTGTCGAGTAAGAACCAAGGTGAACCCGTATCAGTTGAAGGATCACCGACCACGTTTGAATAGGTTGTGGCTGGGGTAGTTTCCAGCGGGTGATCAGTATCGAAATAGTTTTGACCGTCAAAGCACAGCGTAGAGAAGCCAGCCGCCAATAGGCCATAACAGTTTTTGTCTGGGAACAGTGCTGATTCACGGCCCCATGCAGATGCAAGCACGCTGTACTTGCCAATCAAGTCATCATCTAAATCAGTCCGTTTGATTTTGATGGAGGCTTCATAGTTCTTGTTGATGATCTGATAACCGTTTGAACCCAGTTCAACCAGCATACGATCGCTCACCCATTCGGTGATGCCTGGCAAGTCTTTCAACCAGCCGTAAAACTCGGCACTGCCTGACGATGGAACCTTAGTTGCAATCTTGTCCCACTGTGGAGTGATTGCGCCTAGACCTTGCGTGAACGCAGCATTACTGCCAATCGTTAACGCTTCAATAATCTGTGCTTGAGTAAAAGCCATGGTGGATAACCCCTGTTAGTAATTCGGTTTGTGGTGACGAGAAGCAATCCAGCTTTCTGGTGTGACGTTCATTGCACGACACATAGCCACTTCATCAGCAGTCAGTTCGCCTTCACCCTTTTCAGTAACAGGCGGCTTCTTCTGTGCGTTAGTCGCAATCACTGGCGCTGTACCTATGAATGCCTTGAACTGTTCAATGCCACCTTCACTACGACAAAGGCCGACATACATATCTTTGTTAGCCGGTGCGACCTTGCCGCTATCAATGGCGGTTTGTACCAGTGCATCAATTTCTTTATCTGTAATGGCCTTGAGCGCAGTCTCTGCCGTGGTGGCACGGTTAAGCGCGACTTGGTGCGTCTCAATGGGAATGAACTTGTTTAAGTCCGGTGTATTGCTGCGGTTAAGCGCAATCTGTTCGGCTTGCTTAATTGCGTTAATCGCAACTACGGCTTGTTCTGCGCTGGCATCTTCTGCAAGGCCAAGCAGATCAGTCAAAAGCTTTGGCAGCTTCATTGGGTCATCCTCTTTTCTGTTTAGGGCTGGTACATCTAGGTTTGGGCTGTTAGTGAGGCCAGCGCTTGCTAGGCTGTAGACAATGCCTGTCGCTGGATCATGGGCAAAGCCTGGTGAGTAGAAGGCATACTTCTTCTCATCAATCATTTCGCGGCCTTCGGCATTCCACTCGACATAACCCCAAATCTCACCAGCTCGGTTTTCAAGTTTGGTTATCCAACCGTAAGCCGGAGCGGGTTCGCCATTTGGCGCTTTTAGATGAGTGGCGTGTTCAACGTCGAAGGGACGTTTTTTAGTAAAGCTAGCGACGACAGCATCAGGATTAGGGTTCATCCATGAACGGCCATCAATCCCTGTAAAGTTTCCTGCGGGTATCATCGGCAGCCAAATGCCTGGCGCATTGGCTTCGAGTGCCATCATGTTGAAGCAAAGCGCTGTTAGGGCAGTGACTGACATGGGTTAAACTCCGTTAAGAATTACATATCAACCTCCTAATCGTGGTTGGTATGGGTAATCTGATATTGATTAACAACGGAGTTCAGCATGCATAAAAAAAGCAACTGACGATAAATAACGTCGGTTGCTCTAATAGTGGGGTTTAATTATTGGGGAAAGAGAGACGAATGCAGATTGATAGCAAGAACATGAGGGCTTAAAGATTACCCTAAAAAAACAGGTTGGCAAGCGAACAACGGCAAGCCAACCTAAAACAACCAGCGCAACCTAGTTTAAACCCTGTTTAAATCTTCCCACAGACGTTTAAACTTTTTTGCGAGTAACTTTGTAGCCAGTAGTCAGTTAAGCATCAGTAGCGAGCGTTTGACGCATTCGCGCTTCTTTTTCAGATAGGTCATTGGCAAGCATACTTTCACGCCCTTTGCCTGGGTTGTAGTTCCAACCTGGATCAATCCCCTCCGGCAGTTCTTCCACTTCGCCTGTGCGCCGATTTACCCAGCGCTTATTTTTACTAGCGGGTGAAGTGGTAGACACTTTACCCGAGGCGATCAACTTGTCGGCTTCATACTGCGAGACTTGCCTTATCCAACATTTGCAGCCCCAACCGTTTGGTGCCATGTGAACGTCCCACCATGGATCATCAGCAGGCAACAAAGTGTTATTCCACTTTAGATGCTCAATGCGGTGTTGCTCACTTGGCCCCAGTTGATAAAGCAAATAGGGCAAGGTGCGTTTAGTGCGTTGGATACGTTCCCATTGGCCTGCGCTTCTGGCGGTGCGCATGTTGGTTTTATAAATGGTCTTTATACGGCCTTCGCTACCCAGTTGCACCAGCTTAGTTTCTTCGGTCAATGGATCTTGCATGGTCTGCACACCCCACCAACCGGACTTTACTAATAGCGGTTTAAGGATATCGCGGAACTGTTCAAAGGTTTGGCCTTGGATTTTGGCTTCCACAATCAGCTGCTTAACGTCAACTAGCAAATCGGCATTCAGCATCTTGGCCACAGTAAAGGAGTTAGCTTGTTCTTCCAACCACACATCGCGATAGTCAAAGCCTGGCTTTATGCCTTTGCGCTTGAACCACTCAAGCGCCTCTTTGGGGACAAATGTATTCGGAGCTTTAGCCATCTTGCGCATCTCCTAATCCACGCAGCTGAAACATGTACTGCGCCATTTGGGCAATGAACTGTTCCGCGCCGAGCTGCTCTTGCAATGCTGGCAAGCCTGCTGCGAACTGCTCATAGCTGGCTGACTTGTTAGCAAGTTCAATAATCGGATTCATAAACTCGTCAGCGACTTGTTCCCACTCGCTCATAGCCTCATTAGTCAGTGCATCAATCTCAGCTTCCGCAGTATTCATCACGCGGTTAATAGCTATACGCTGCTCATGCTGGCGATTCGTTGCAATCGGCATATCAAGCATACTGGCAGACTGTAGCGGCACTAAGGTTTCATCGCCATCTTTAACCGTACTCAAACCAAACTTATCAGACATTTCAGAGGTCGAGACTTTTAGGCCACGGTCAACTAATGGCGTGATGCTTTCGACAAACATCTTTAAATCTTCTGGCTCAGGCACCTTGATCCGCACTTTCGGATAACGTAACTGCACACCCCAGTTAAGGATGATGTATGGCTTTATCAGGTACTCATTGATTGATGACTCAAGTTGCCGCGCATCCCATTTGGCTATGTCGATCCGCACTTCGTTATGCACAGTCGCTTGCGATTGCGAGCTGCCGTTATCAGCGGTCATGGTTTGGCCGAGTACCGCTTTTGAGACTTGCTCATCACACCAACGTGCCATGTTCTCAAACAGGGTATTACCGCCATTGCCCTTGGCCGTTTCAACCATTTCGATTTTCATTGACTCGGGGATCACTGCCCCCGCATCGCTGGCAATTCGGCCAATAGCATTAATCAAGGTATCAATGTCATCTGTGCTGGCGTTCGCGCCGTACTTACCAATGCGCACTGGGATGCCAAACACCTCAGCGAACGCCCACCAATCTCGAATGGTGAACGACTTAAGCATGTACATCACAGCGACTAAACGCGCTAGGCCATTGCGCCACACGCTACCAGATTTGGAACGTGGCGTGTGTAAGATAAACTTGTATGGATCAAGTGGTGCACCCATTGGCGCATCTTCGCTAATCAACAATATCTGCTCAAGCGTTTCTTGGTCTTGACGTAAGTAGCGTGGGTCTACCCATTTATAATCCTGTGGTTTCCATGGGGTTGATTGGGTATCCCAAAGAATTTGCACCACGGCCAAGCCTTTACCTAGGCCATCGAGCAAGTCGAAAAACAACTCAGGGATTTGGTCATCGTCCATGATCTCCCGCACACGTTCAGCCATTAGCACATCAATAGCTTCATCACTGGCCGCTTCCACGGTTGGTGCTATTGCGGCCACAGCTAACTTGCGGGTTCGCAGCTGCGCCGAGTAATGCAGATCGCGCTCTTCAATTTCTTCGGCCAGCGTCATGTAGGCTTCGGGGTCGTTACCGTCGATCACACTACGCAGCACAGCCGCCAAACGGTGGGGCGTTAAACTTGACGCTACTGGGTTGGCGCGTGGATTGCGCACCCCAGTGGTATAAGCACGGGCAATATCAGTACTCATTACCTGCTGATCGACTTTAAAAGGCTGGCCCGTGGACGGGTCTAAAATGCTGCTCATAGTCTTATCCCTTTGCCGCGTAAGTCTTGGTGCGGTCTGTCTTCAAATCGGTTGTTATCGGCGGCTGTGCCAAAGAATTTGCGGTGTTGCTCATCTTGCTCGGCTTTAATGGTGTGCAGTTCATAACGAGTGATGTCGGCTTTTGACGCCAAGATCCCTAAGAAGATAGCGACTGCACTATCGCCGTGGCGCTTGTTACCATCGCTGCCAGTGGTGCGGCTATCGTCAATGCCTGGCACACCACGATAGATTTGGATCTGGCCTAAGTCGGTAATCACATCCTCATGCTTAGGCAGCAAGATCTCATCGTCTTCAAATAAGGCTTTAAAGCGTGGCATGTTCTCGCGATAGAAAGCCACCGACAGCATGACCTCAACCACCTCGGCACCGTACTTATAACGGGCTTGCTCGGCTAAATATTGGCCGTTACCACGGGCATCGAGATAGATACCATCCCGCCTTGGCAGGCGATCACAGATATAATACAGCGCTTGTTCTTGCTGCTTAAACGGCACGTTTTTTAACTCAACTAAAAACGGCACAGTACGCTTAGTGTTTTCTTCAACAGTGATTGGAGCGAACACGGTTAAGTCGCCACTCCGCGCAAAGTCTTCACCAAGTGCATGGCGTAGATTTACAGGCAAGTTCTTAAGCACAGTCTCAAGCTCTTGCTCTAACCATTCTTGCATCTCACCCTTACGGGCATGTTCGCTGGCTTGGTTAAACAAAGTTGATCCGGTAAAGCGCAGCACGGGAGCATCGAGTATCGCGGCGCGTTCACGCAGGCCACGGCTAATGTAAGCGCCGCCGCCGTTCTTAGGTACACAGTAGTATTCTTCTTGGGCGTCTTCTTCGGTTGCAGTGGCTTTGATCAAGCCTGCTTTCCATTCATCCTCAGCCGCTTGGCTCCACTCTTTACCGCGTACCTGACAGATACGTTTGTATAGGCCATCGGCGCAGGCATCATCTAAGGTGATGCGGTGCACTGAGTAATCTTTTTTACCCGCACGGGAATCGTTAATCAGGGTATTGAATAAGTTATCGGTGCCGTTGTGGGTGGAGATCAAGCGTATCTTTGCGCCCCACATAGTGAGCGCTAAAGCGGCCTTAAGGACTTCGGCTAGCTTCTCGTGGAATGCGGCCTCATCAATGGTGACATTACCCTGCATACCCCGTAAGTTTGCTGGGTTACTGGATAGCGCTTGAATTTTAAAGCCGGATGCAAAGTAAATGCAGAAGGTCAGGATCTCTTTACCTTCCTGACCATCGTCAATAAATAATTCTTCTTGGATCTCGCCAGCCGCTTTATTAAATACCTTGGCCCACATTGCCGCCGCATCAATAAACTCCCGCGCCATTTCTTTGTTGGAACCCACATAGAAATGATTGGTCCCACCTTGGCCGCGTGCCGCACTGGCAGACAGTGAAGCATCACATGCCTCAGCCCAAGTGAGCCCAGTTCGGCGTGACTTCTCGCCAATCTTTAATGGGGCTTCGTCGGCTATCCAATCTTTTTGGTAGCCGAGCAATACAGCAGTAGGATCAAAGCGGCTGAGAACTGAGGCTTCATAAGTAGGATCAAAGGTACTGGCCGAACTGCTCAGCGCCAATGCCACCCCAGCAGCGGCACCTAGTACCTTTTGCTTAATGCTCATCTTCATCACCTATGACTATTGGCCAACCAGCAGAACGAACACCATCCATAAACCCGAGCACCGCAGCTGATAGTGGCATGGTGATAATTAACCAATGAAATAAGTACTCAATAGTCGCAATTGTCGTAGGGCTCATTATGCGATCCCCAAGAGTTCACGCTTAAATAGCTCAACAGACTCTTTGCTTAAACCTGCGGCTTTGGCAACCTTCTCTACTTTATCCGCCGCTTCAATTGCAAAGGCACTGCGGATCTCTTTCTCCACTTTAATGCTCGACATCGCTGCCGCTTCAACACGTTGTATTACTAATGCCAACTGCCCTAGGGCTTTTGGATCAATGGGTTTTGCATCTTCTTCATCAGATGCATCCATCATCTTCATTGAGGTTTCAAACGCCATGGTGCGCACAAACTCTTGTAGTAATTTCCCCACATCAGAAGTGGGCGCTTGGCCTAGTTTGGCTGTCCACACCTCGGCAACTTCGCGGCTTTGGCGAATACGTTCACCAATGGTTTCAAACTTTTTAGCAAAGCGATTAAAACCAGTGCGCGATAGCTTGGCATCTTCTGGCAAACCCGCTTCATCAATCATTTGATTCACGGCTTCAAGGATATCTTTTTGATGCATGCTGCCACTGCGTAACAGTGCATGCAGTTGATCGCGTATTTCCTGCGGCAGCAAATTCACTTTCGACTTACGGCTACTCTTTGCATTAGTAAGATTAGACATAGTGCCCCCTTATGCCCGTGGGCGTTTAACACCTGGCACTGTTGCTTGACCGGATGCCACATCTTCACCACGGCCAGTTAAGCGGGCAATTTGACACTCGGATAAATTACGCACTGATACTAAGCCTTGCTCTTCGAGCCATGCTAAATGAGTGCGTACTTGGTCGCGGCTAATGTTATGCCCATAGGCTTCAAGACAAGAATCAACAATTGATTCATTGGCTTCATAGGCTGGCATCTCACGCAAAGAGCGTAAGATCACTAGCCGTTGGTCTTCGATTAATAGCTCTTTAAATGACATATGATCCCCTATTTATCATCCTTTAAACGCTGTTCTAATAGCAGTCTTGCTAAGTGTTCTACGGGCTGAATGTTTGCTCTCAGTTCTTTAATCTCACCGCGTGTGTTTGCCAGCTCAACCATCAATTCTGTGATTTGCTTTTGAGTCGGCAAGCTATCGACATGTGCCTTTAAGTCATCCACTTTCTTTTCAACCTTAGCGAGGTCTTCATGCTTAGCGTATGTCTTAGATAACAGCGCAAGAATCATTAAGCCAATGGAACTTAATGCCGCCCACAGCATCGGCCAATAGGCTTTAAGCCAGATCTCCATTAGCGTTCCTTAGCCGTTTGGCAATCAATACAGCGCACCGCATTTTTGTTAGCAGCTAAACGCGCTGGCGGGATTGGCTCGCAACAATCGACACAAAAACGGCTACCGTGTTTATCTATTAAGGGTTGCTCAACGGCATGGTCTAACTGCCGAGCAATGGCGTTATCTCTAAACGCCTGCTCGACTTCTTGAGCGCGATCAAATGGGTCAGTCATTAACGCCCCTTGATAACGTTGGCGCCAACGTTCATCAGTGTGCTAACCACTTTTTGGCCGCTGCCTTTGGGGTGCGGGGCAAAGCCGTCTAGGGTACGTAAGCCAAGGTAAGCCCACGCTGGGCTCGATAGCAGCATAGCTACAGACATATCAACGCCAACGCCATAGCTAAAGGCATGTAAGCCTTCCATCAAAAAACAGTACAGCATTACTGCCCACATAGACTGACGCGCCATTAACGGGCGAGTGGTACGAATGTAAGGATCTTCGGCTTTGTCACCACTGCGGATTGTCTCTTGGGTTTCGTGGTGTTCTGCTTGCTTATCATTAAGCGCAAGCTCTTGGCGGCGGGTGATTTCCTTTTCCATCTCAACCTTAATGCGCTCAAGTTCTACCATCGACTCAGGTGATAGTGTTTGCATTTTGCGAGTCAGCGCCATTTCCTTTTGCTCACTGCTAAAGCCAAGTACGTCATCGACTTGTTCAACCATTCCTGCGATTTTATCGGCGGTATCACTGCCGCCAAAGAGTGATGAAATACCACGTATTGCAGCAGGGCCAACCTGCATAGCCATTTGTGCCACGGCCATAATTAAAGGGAGTGCCATTGTCGTAAGCTCCTAAGTTTTGATAATTTGTCTGTGCCAGTTGGCACAATAGATTGATTGAGATGAATGCGGATATCGCATTGGGAAACGTTATGCCAGGCATGATTAAAGTGCGCTTGCATAGTGCCGCAATGGCTAAACAACGGCGGCTGAGGTACAGGCTCGCCAGTGTGGTAAAAACGCAGTTCAGCATTAAGGCGCATTTCGCGCCCCTTAGCTTTTGAGTAGTCCCAGTTCTTACCCATCTATTGAATCTCCCACGCCGCACTAGTAAGGCTGACTAAGCGGTTATGCCAGCCCTCAAGGAAACGACCTTGGGTAATATTCTTTATGATGATACGGGCATAAAAACGCGCACGGCGCAGACCATAACGGGCACAGAGGTATTCAACATCGCAGCCATTTACGGCGGCGCGAGTGGCAGGGCCAATCTTGCCATCGGCTTTAGTACCCGCGATTTCTTGCAGCATCAATAGCGCATTGGTCACGCCATGCTGTACCGCAGCATCGAAGGTATACAGCGCAACAGGCCCAGACCACTCTGCACAGAACGCGGGTTTCCAATAATAAGTGTGATAAATAGAAACGATTTTATCTAAGGTGAGCGCAGCAATGTCGAGGTTAGGGAAAGCGCGTTTACTGATACCGCCTTTGGTTTCACCGCCAGCATCTTTGGGATCATTCACATAGCCAAGGTTAGGCTTGGGTGTGCCGTCTTGATGGAGTGCACCTTCTTCAATCAGAATAAAGCGTACAGCATGGATAAACTCAGGCGAGTATCCAGCGGTAGAAAACGCTATGCCGACAAAAGAGTGAGAGGATGAAAACATAAAAGCACAACCTGATTAAAATAGCCTAATCGGATTGTGCTCTTTATAGATATGCTGGATTAATTAACGGCGGTTATCCATTACTTTAATGTACAGTTTGCAATTATTCCTTTCTCTGTTTTTATTAATTCAGTGTCAAAGTTATAACCCCACACCATAGTGGTATTTTTGTTCTGATAGGATTTTAGAGTATCAGAAAAACTTAACAGCATATTATTTAATAGGGTTTTGTTTTGTTGCATATCAATTGAAATAATAGATGATGCCGCACAATGCATACCTGCGTAAGCAAATGAATCTTGTATCTCATCTTCATTATTTGAAATGGTCATCATAGATGACACGCTACCAGCAGACACAAACAAAATACCGCCTTTCACATCCTGTTGAAAACCATTGCCGATACTTTTCCATTGATTGCTTTTAGTCATGCCAGACTGGTCTAGTCTCGCCATTATATCTTCCTGTGGTGGAAGCTCTTTAGCAGAAACAAATAGCGGTAAAACACACGCTACTAAACACAGTAACTTTTTCATCATCATTCCCTTAAAACAAATCTGGTTGTCTAGTCTTCATTTCACGTTTGCGCATCTTAGCAATAACTCGATAGATATGCTGCATCGACTTATTGTACTTGCGAGCAAGGTCTTCAACGTTCTTACCGTTGAACTCATGCCATATTGATAAATTCATCATCTCAATTTCAAGTAAGTGGCCGCGTGGCAAGTACATCTGCAACCCACCGAACTCACGACAAAGGCGATGTAATAGCGGGATAGCAATCTTGGGATCGATATCTTGCTTGGTCAATTCGCTTTTGAATAAATCATAAATGTCCCGCATGGTTTCAGGCCAGCGATATGACTCATCGTCGTCAGCCATGCGATCAATATCATCTAGGCTTAAGCTGTCAAAGCCAACCCAGTCAGCGTTGTCTTCGTTCGCTGCGCTATGTTTGCGATTTGTTGATTGAGTCATGTGGCACCTCTCACCGGATAGAAAAACACCCCGCATGGCGAGGTGTGTTAAGTATACGGCATAGGTGATCCCATCTTCATGGGATTGGGTTTTGGTCTGGTTTGCGCTTAATGTAAAACTCTTCATAGTGTGCGGCCAACTTTTCATAGCCTGCCTTGTCAGTCAATTTATCATTGAGCGGAACACGGCTACCACGGGCGATAATTGCATCAGACATACAGCGCCAATGCCACTTCTTTAACGCCTCTAATACCATCACAGCTTGTGCTGACTTTAACCATTCAATGCGGTCAATGCCTTGGCCGTTGCTGGTTTTAGTCATGCGCTTAACGTAGGTATTAAGCGCGACTTCGGTTCGACTACGCACAAAGCCTTGGTCATACATGGTTAGCCAGATAGCGTGGATCTTCGGCACCTCCGCCGCCTGTGGTTGAGGCTTAGGCTTTGGCTTAAAGCCGCGCAACTTCATTGCGGCCACGACGGCATTGAGTTGGGTTTCACTCAGTCCCTTGGCACTGCGTTCGCCTGTGATCTGTTCTAACAAATCGCGGTACATAGCATCATCAAGTTGCAGATCACGTTTACCTATTTGCACCAGCTTAAGGGCGTTAGACATCACTAACTCCTGCCGCCTTTGATATTTCTGATATGCATTGATTCCAACCAGACTTCTGACCATCAATATGAACTTGTTTAATCAATTCACCCACAGCAAACATAGAACCAAATTCATAATAATTGCGTGGATTACCACCCTGATAACGACCACCTACATGCTCAGCCCATTGGTAATTTGTCCAATTCTGCCTTGGTCTTTTCTTTATGTCTGGCAATACCTCAATCACACAGCGTTTTTTAACATCTAACAACGACTCATAACCAGTTTTTAGCAATGCATCATCACTGATTTTTGCAACTTGTGATGCAAGTTCACCTGTATGTTTATTCGCTATATCATAGAGTGCACCCAAAGCATCACGTAAAAGTTCAATTTGAGATTTTAGTTCAGCTTGATTTTCATCAAATAGAGATTGTAGTTTTTTTATATCACTTATCATTTTCAACTTATCCATTTTGACCACCCTAAGCTGTTTTCAAGTTGGTTGATGGATGATCAAGGCGCTGTACTACCACACGATCAACGTAGACTTCTTTTAAAAACGGTTGTGAACAATGGGGGCAGACAGCAAACGAATCCCACATAGAACCTTTATCAGATGGCGCAATAGTCTTTAGGTCTTTATCACAGCATGGGGTTTTAAATACCAACAGATTAAAACCTGCATCTTCTGCTTTAATCATCCACTCGTTGTACTCAGCTAATTTTGCTTTTGACATACAGATCTCCTATGCCGCGTTGCGGCTTTCGTTACGTTGAATTCGTTCACTGCGGTGCTCTGACTGACACGCCTTGCAATGGCATTGCAGGCCATCAGCTTCGCGTGAAGAGGTAGACCAAAACAGCGTATCTTGCGGCCAAAACTCTTGGCAGCGGGGGCAAAGTTTTAGCAGGCCGAGTACATCATCAACAATGGCCGTACCGCGTTCCATGCGGCGAGCTATCAGCATGGGCTTCATCAATGGCGTGTATTCACCGAACATAGTTTTAACCCCCGTTTACTTTGGTTTTAAACCGCGTTTAAATTTCTAAACTTGAATTTTTAACATCACTTTTGTGATGTAATTTATTTAAGTG